GAGATCCTTAAATCCAGCAATCTCTACCATGCGTCCCAATGTGCCACGATACTGTGCAGGTGAAACGTAAGGATTAGCAAGCCCATACTGACCAATTAACTGCTCTTGTTTAGCAAGAACCATAGACAACATAGCCATCTGCTCTTGTCGGTTTCCAGCACCCAAACCTACGTTGATAGAAACATCATATTGGTTAGCCCATGTACGAGGGTCAAACTCTACAAACTCACCTCTCATACGCACCAAACGAGCCTTGTCTTGGTACTTACATAACAAATGTAGTATGCCTTTAAACAAAGACTTAACACCTGTCTCAGCAAAGATTCGAGCCATCAGTTCAATCTTACCTGCGCCAGCTTGTTGCATAGAAGCTACTGCTGCTGCTGTGACGTTCTGTAAGACAGAGGGGTCTAACCCTTGTGAGGCATCAGACACGCCTGTACGCTTAGACTGGATTGTGTCCAAGTATTGAAGCATTGGGAAAGCCTGATTAGCCACGTTCTGAACAACTAACTGTTGAACAGCACCTTGTGACTTGGCACGAATAACACCACCTGCGGTAGAAGTCAGCAAGTCATCTAGGTTTACTTGACCTTCCACAGCAACCACACGAGCATTGTTTGTCAGATATAAGTTATCCAACATCTGACGAGTGATAGTAGTCTTGATTAACTGTAGGTCAACTGTTCTGTCAGCTAGTGAGTTCCCAAAAAATTTATGTGGGATTGGGATAGGACAGATTGAGTGGAAAGGAACATAGTCCACTTCCTCAACCATTTCCTTACCATCCTCATCTTGCAGAATCTCATTAGAAGCATAAAAGACTTGAGTCAGAGCAGCAATGCCCTTTCCGTTCATATCAGTTTTGACATAACACTCAAAGACCTCAATCTCTTGCATTGATGGGTCATCAGTCTGAGTTTGGTAAGGTTGCTCACCTGCTGCGTAACGAGCCACACGCTCTGGTGTGTATGCCAAAGCATCACCCATCTGCAAGCCTTCAACTTGCTTTTTATTAAAACCCATAGCATATAAATCACTACGAGTTAACATCTGACGATGGGCTACAAAAGGCGAATCAGCAATAGTTCTAGCCTTCTTGCTAATCAAGAACTCCTCTGGAGGAACATTCTCAATCGTTACTTTGCCTGACTTTTTCTTTTGTTGCACCACAACATTGTGTGTAGCACTCATCACAGGCATACCCATCGGGTCTATAACTGGCTGACCCATTGGGTCAAATATTGGGAACTCTATCGTATCTTGCTCGACAATCTCCATAGTCTCATCACTCATCAGCATTGCTAACTCATCGTTAGTCAAGTCAAAGTAACGCTCTTTGGTAATGTCTTCTTTGTCTTCCCAATACGCTTTAACAATGCCGTTCTTTTGAAGCAGAGCATCCTTGAACCAATCATGCAGAATGGCTACGCCTTCGTTGTCTCGTGAGAATACCCAATTGCAATACTGTGTCGCTTGTTTTGCGGATGCTTCGTCTTTCGGGCCTTGAGGCTCAAAAACTACAATATCATCTGAGCCTGTAAATATACGGACTAAGCTAGGCAGCGCACCATCTATCGCTTCTGCCACTTCTCCTGTAACGATTTGAGACTTACCCTCAACTTCATTACCATATGGCTGTCGTAGATACGCCTCCAAAGCCAGTTTGCGCTGCTCAACAGTTTCGCTTTCAATAAATCCAATTGCATCGTCAATCTCTGCTTGGATTATCGACATTAACTCGTTCTGTGCCATGCTTGTCCTTTGGAGGTCTTCCAATTCTGGGTTTGTCCAATTTTAACTCATTTACCACATTTTCGAGCATTTCGATACGTTTTTCAAGTTCTTTTACTTTAGGGGCTAGATTTACCCCTTGCATTGATACATACATCAGACAATCCATTTCGGAGTTTGGTTAATAGGCTTAGACCAAGTTGAATGTCCTTCATCCAATCCAAGGGCTAAGTAGCGGAACGAATCAGAGCCATGACTTGACCAATCGTGTAGTGGTCTTTCATAGAATATCTTACGCTTCTCATCGTAGTCTCTGCGGTAGTTTCTCAGGCAGTTAAGTCCTGTTTGCACTTTAGGAACGTTAAACCAGCACCTTGGAAGCAATCTTCTTACTGCTTGGATGCCATCATCTAGTCCCATTCTGGGTGCAATCTTGACCTCTAACCCTGATTCCTCAAGCATTTCCATTCTGCTTTTACCTGTGCCAAGTTCCCTGACCCTAACGTCATGGGGCAGAATATGCTCTGATTTGAGATAGTCGTTGTCCTTAATCCACTTAACGTAGTGGTCTAGTCCAACTCCGTGATTCTCGTAGTAGTCCAACAATCTAACCTCAGTACCTACCAGTTGAGCCACCCAGATAGACGTAGAGTCACCCATTCCCAAGTCCCAAGCAGTAAATGTTCTGCTTAGTTCCTCTCTGGGAATCTCTTGCATATGCTTCTTTTCTTCTAGTTCATTGAGGATTTGCCCAAAGTAAGAGCCTTCTACAGCAGCATCAAAGCTACACTCAAACTCTTGGCGGTACTTATCTTCCCCCATCTCATTCTTAGCAGCCTTTAGTTCTGTGTCATCCACTACCCCTGTCTCTGAGGCTTTGAACTCTAGCAAGCCCCATCCATCCTCAGTTTTAGCCCTGTCTCGCAGTTCTTTGAAGTGGTTATGTCCTTTGGGTGTACCAATAAAGAGACACCAGCCCTTCCTATCAGCTAGTGCAGGTCTTACGATGTCTGTCCATATCTTAGGGTTTTGGTCACCAATCTCGTCAAGAATGACCCCATCAAAATACTGACCACGGAGTGTTTCTGGATTGTCTGAGCCAAACAACTGGATGCGCCTACCCCAGAAGTCCACCCTAAGTTCTGAGATATTGCTAGTGCCACCCAGAGGCTCTGCATACTTCACAAGGTAGTCCCACGCCACCCTCTTAGCTTGTCCGTATGTAGGGGCTATATAAGCGTATCTAGGGGCTTCCTTTTGGTTGAGCAAAGCATCCTTGATTAAGTGGTTAATCGCAGAGACTGTCTTACCCATGCGCCTATGAGCAACAACAACGCCAAAACGCTTACTGTCCATCAGTTCATGGATAGCAAGTTGTTGTTCTCTGGGTTTGTAGGCTATCTCGATTACTTCTGCCATTGGACGCTTATCTGAATGTCTTTACCTTCTTCTCCAGTTACTTGGAGTGGTAAGACCCTACCGATTAGTCCCATGAAAGCCTGTGGATGGCTCTCTGCCTTCTCTACGAGATAAGCAACGCCACCTGCGCCCTCTAGTGCCTCAAGTATCATCTCTCTAAGAACAGCATTGCCCTTGTCAAGACTTCCCTTTGGTCTTCCTGCGCCTTCTCGTGCGCCACCACGATATGAAATGTTTGATTGTTTTTCAATCATTTTGTTTGACTCCTCTAGGGTTGGTCAAGGTTAAGTAATACTTTATTCTAACAGACTTGTAATCTCTTTGCGCTTTTCTTCGTCTAGTAGGCTTGTTGCTGGTAATAACGGAGTGGCAGCAAATAAGGGTTGACCCTTAGATGTTCCCTCTTTCATTTGAGGAGTAATGTCTAAGTAACGGATAGTTTCTTTTGATGGACGCTGTGCAGGAATCCCGCTTGCATCCCTAGCGTAATCTGTCGTTATCTGTGTCTCACCTACGCTTGCACCATACTTCTTTCCGTACTTATCCAAGAACTTAGGATAAATCTCGTCATAGTATTTCTTCATCCCTTCGCCACCAACCTGTAAGTCAAGTCCTGATAAAAAGCGAGTCCCCTCCTCATCTGGAGTTTCTTTAATTAACTTTTGTGCAGCTTCTTTTCCAATGTAATCAGAAAGTTTTTCTTCTGTTACACCGCTTTCGTCTATAACTGTTCTTCCGTCAGACCGTCTTCCTGTAACATTTTTATCGTAAGCAGTTAATCGACCAGTTTCTTTATCCCACATAACTTTGCTTATTTGTTTACTCAAATCAAAGCGTTCTGCTTGTTGCTTACCAGTAGTCAATCCAATGCGCTCATAGCCATTGTCGGCAGCGTACTTGGTTAGTCGCTTTAGTGCCAATTGATACCATGTGTCTTTAAATGGTGCGTCTGGAATACCAGTTTGTCCAATTTTTGACAATTCTTGTACTTGATTCATTAAATCAAAACGCTGTTGAGCAATTGCACTTTTTTCTTCTTCTGTCTTTGCTTGTTCTTTTAATTTACCTAAACGCTTATGTTCTTCTTTTAAAGCATCTATTTGTTGTTGCGCCTGATTTTGTGCTTTAGGGTTGTTATAGCCCTTTTCCCTACCAGCTTGATGCCAATCAGATTGAATTTCCTCAACCAATAGCATCTTCTTACCATCAGCATCAACTCGGTCATTTACCCTCATATGGGCTAAGATATTTGGCTCATTAAAATGACTTGATTGATATGGCTTGTCTTGATGCAACTCACCAAATTTTTGTAGTGCTTCTTCTTTTGTTGCACCGCTACCATATCTCTGACCATTAGCGTCATAAACTCCATATTTGGTTACACCATTGACAGAATAAGCGTCAACATTAAAACCTTCTGGTAATGCTTGTGGTTTTTGTGGCAATGTCAGCAATATCTCACGATAGTTCTCACCACCTGCTAATTGGTATCTACCAAACTTAGTAGGAGTTGATTCTGGAACTTTATATACAGCATCAGCTTGTGCATCACGCAAATTTTGCAAGTCAGTTATTTGTTGTTGTAATTGCCTAGAATTCTCTCTTGGTCTTAAACCAGTTCTTGCTTTACTAAAAGCACCCATTGGGTCTAAATTATCAAGCAATGCGTCATCGTAATTTGTATAATTTTTTAATACTGTATTTGTTTCTGCGTCATAAACCACATATTCTGGTTTATCTATTCTTCTGTACAAATCTTGAATTTCTGGCTCAAACTTGTCAAATACTTCTTTTCGTGCAGCAATGCCTATTGGGTCTTCAGTTATTTGCGCCCCATAAGTTACTTCTTGAACATCCACACGATTGTTAGCCAAAAAGTCTTGAACCTCTTGTTTAGTAACATTAGGTTTGTCTCTCAGGAACTCATCCAATCCTGTGAATTGCAATTCTTCCTTCTTAACATCAGGTGCTTTCATCAAGTCGTTAATGAAAGACTGACCAGTTCCCTTGTTTCTACCAAGATTTAGCGCAGCTTGCTCAGTAGCGGAATAGAAACCAATGTCAGAAACTGGTGCTTGTGGCTTAGTCTGCAATAGGCTTTCAATAGGCTCTACCTTAGTAGATAACAATCCTTGCTCTGGGGCAACAGCAAACAATGGCTGTGGAACAACCTTGCTCATCATGCTGTTAGGACGCTGACCCATCATCGTAGCAGCCAGTTCTTCGCCTACTACTTGTCCTACCTTTTGCACACCTCTAACGGCTGGCATTGGGTTTAGCGGAACAAATGATGCTGCTTGACCTGCTAACTGACCAACTCTTGACGTAGGTGCAAGTGGTAAATCTTTTAAGAACTTTTCTGTTGTGTAAGGAAACTGCGCTGGTGCTTCGTAACTGGTATCCCCAAACATCTCTGTTGGGCTAGGTGACCTAAGTAAATTAGCTATGTCAGCAGGTAAGCCTAGCAAACCTGCTAAACGTCCCCTTAGAACGTCAACAGGCAGATTAGCAGAATCAGCAGGGCTACCCTGTCTGCGCCTGTTTAACTGTGGATAAAATCCAAATGCTGCACCTAAATCTGCCATGATTAGTTACCATTTAACCTTGTTAGCCCAATACGCTGCACTCATCTTACCTTTGGCAATGTTCTCTGCATGACGAGCCTTGAACGCTTCGTTACGCTTCGTGCCATCAGGTGAGCCTTTAGCCCCTTGTTGACCAAAACGGATTAGCTTTACATCCTCACCAGACTTAGCTAAAACAGCATGAGACTTAGTGGGATGGCTAGGAGTAGCTTTGGGCTTGTTATAGCCAGAAAACTGCTCTGACCCACGCTTAATCACTTCTTTTTAGCAGTCTTAGCTGCTTGTTTAAAAGCATCAGCAGTAGGCGCACCCTTGCTACCTACTTTACGCATACGCTCTGGGGTCTTCCCTGCTGCTTTTTGCGCCTCTATACGCTTCTTCTTTGCAGCGATATTTGCATACAAGCCCATCATTTTTTTGGCTTCTTTGCTTTGTTCTTTGCAGTACGCTCACCACGCTCAGGCATGGGCTTAGTCTTCTTCTGCATAAGTTTCTGCATCATCTCCAACGCTTGCTGATTTGTCGTTCCCATCATATTCATCCTCGGTTATTGGCCCACCACTAATCCATGCTTCACAAGTTCTCTTGGAAGCACACTTAAAATCAAACACTTCGCAATAGCCTAAGTCGCCAGCGTCAATGACTTCCCAAGCATCCATCTCTGTGCCGTTCATCTCTAAGCCACTCTCAATGCAAGCAAGCATCTTAGGGGTTTGGATAAAGGCAGCGCAGTTACCGCAACGAGACTTTTTAGCCTGTGCAGGTGAGATTCTCCAAGCCTTTGAAATATC